CAATGTATTTACTCAGAAGAGAAAGTGTGTCTTCGGTGTCTTGCCCATGTTCTTCACTGACAACAAACCCATTATCATAATCATAGGACTCGATAATCTTAAGATCAAATACACCTGCCTGATAGAGTTTGTCTACAAACTTTTCAAACTTGACTCCCTCACCTTTGTTGTTGACCAGAATCTTTACGATCTTGTCTTTGTATGGACGAGCATCAAACGTCTGATAGTTATCATCATTGTACGAAATCTTGTAGAACATCCTATAAGGATTGTTGATAGGAGTATGCTCTAGAGTTTCAGTATCAAACACGTGGAAACCACGTGTTTCATTTACATCATTCCAGTAGATTTCATATGGGTTACCAAGATAGTGAATGTTGTCTTGGCTGCTGCGATGATGATAATGCCCAGAGAAAACCTTGTCAAATTTTTTGTAAGGATTTCGATCTGCACCATGTTCCATGACATGATTTTGATTTGCCATGAACCCACTAAGTTCAAGGTGTCCCATAACAACAGGACACTTTGTCTTCTTCAGTTTGGAATAAGTATGTGCTTCGTTCTCTGCATTGATCCAAGGAATTAAACCAACCTTCAGGTTATCAAGTTTAATTTCCTCATACTCAGATACAACGTGTATGTTGTCATACTCTCTGAGTAGAAGATCAACGGCATTAATTGAGTTAGTGTTTTTATAGTAAGCGGTGTGGTTGCCAACAACCGTATAAACTCTGACTCCAAGATTAGATAGACGATCGTAATAATTGTCCTTAGCCCAAGCAAGCGATGAGAAATTAATACCGGTACGATTATCAAAGGTATCTCCCATATCAACGATAGTAGTGATACCGTTTTCTTCCAGATATGGAAAAAAGATGTCATTATAGAATTTTAGAAAATAATCATGAAAGAGTTTCGAGTTCTTTCGAGCACCGAAATGTTGATCGGTGATAATGGCAACCTTCATCAATAACCGCTACGAAGCTTCGTATGTACATTATCCTTGATACTATTATAGTCTGAATAATTGCCACCGTCAATAGTGTTGTCATCCACCATGACCTGCTCAAATCCAGATCGCTCAAGAATTTTGTTTTTGATTTCTAACTGACGTTTCTCTCTTTGAATTCTACGGAGAAATGCGTAGTGAATAATTTGAGTAAAATATGCAAATGGATTACTTGACTTTGCTGGATCAAAATTATTGATGTATTGAACGCAGTTCTCAATACCATCACAAACCATATCATCCTTAAACATATAGTTCACAAAGTTTGGTTTGTAAGACAAGTGTGTTGCAATCTTCAAGAAACACTCACCTAGGTAATTCGTAATCCTTGGTTTATTAGGACTAGTCCAGGTCTTTAGAATTTCAAACTGTTTCTCAGGAGGAAGATCCAAAAGATCAGGAATCTCTTTTGCAGCAGCTTCTTTAACCCTACTCTTATACTCGACAATAGCGGCAAGAAACTCTTTATTGTTTACGTAATGTTCGGACTTTGCTTTCCGCCTTGGCATGGTAATAACAGACATAGGAATATATTATCACATGAACACATTATATCATTTAATGTAGAAAGTGACAAGGTGACAGGGGCTTGACAAACCTTGTCTCCATGAATAGAATAACTCTGTTAGGGTTCAAAGATGAGCTATTAGCTATCTTTGATATCCTTTAGGAACAACTTCTCTAGCATCTTCTTAGCATCAGAGACACTAGATATGTATCCCATCTTCCTATCTATGTGAGATCTAGTGCCTTCTTTTTCATCTGATTCATGTATGTATCTTTGATGCATCATGATCATTTCAATATCACTGCACTCAGTCATCGTCATGACGTTTGACATATTCAAAACATATAAATCTTCAGAAGAAGTTTTGATCCAAGGTTCTACCTTATATCCCGCAGGGATATCCGCCCCAGGTAATTTAATTTCTTTAATGATAATTGGATGATGTAACAACAACATTGTTCTATCATCTTCATCACAAGCTGCAACCTTTGCGAAGACCTCCTCTCCAGAAATAAGTTTTATCGATGCGTAAAAATCGTCTTCCATATTATTTCTTGAGATTGATGGAAACTATTTCATAGTTAAATTGTTCTTCGTTGTAGGTTTTTATCCTTTCAATTAAGTGATTGAGTGTGTAATTTTTTCTTGATTGATATGTACAATCATCAGCGATGTCAAAAAGCATCGCTTTTACTTTGTCCTTACCTTTCCTTAGAACTCTTCCAATGGATTGTAAGTTACGTACTCTAGATTTAGATGGAGAAGCAAAAATAACATTATGTAACCTTTTAATATTGATTCCTGTAGAGAAGGTTCCATAAGATGCAACGATGATTGCGTTCTCTTGAGATTCCGTAATCGCCCTTACATGCTCTCGTTCATCTGCAGCCACACCACCATGAATGAAGAAAACCTTTCGGTCTTGTGACTTATTAGTATTTATTAAATCATATAAAACCTCTCCATGAGAAGCGACTCTGCTATATAATACTAACGTGTTACCTTTCAGATCTAAAGCAAGATTCTTGATAAACTTGTTTCTTCTTTCATGAGAGATAAGATATTGAATCTCGTCCTCATAAGAATCAAACTTCTGAGGATTATGTTTTAGGACTAAACATGTAATATCAAGGCGAGATAGATGTCCTTTCTCCATCAACTCAGCCGTTCTGGTGACTTTATATGCAGGTCCAAACAGACCCTCCAGCACCCATTTGTGCGTTTGTGATCCATCTAAAGTTCCAGTAAATCCAAACCTATACTTCGCTGTATGAAGTTTGGTCATGATCTGAACCAAAGACTTAGATTTAAATAAGTGAGCCTCATCTCCGATTACAACATCAAACTTCTCAAAATACTTTCTATCTAACTTATAGATCGATTGCCAAGTTGTAATCGTTACAGGAGCATCTGTCTCCTTTTCCCGTCCAGAGTAAATTTTGTGGCAGTATGTCTCAGACTCCCATCCATATTCCTCAAAGTCCTTATACATCTGCTCTACCAAACTTGTCGTGGGAACAATTACCAGGATATTTTTGTTGTGAGATGTATAATATCTGGCGATTGAATAAATCATCAGAGATTTGCCGCTCGCAGTGGGACTTATCAATAGTCTTCTATTGTGTCGCAGAGCATCGTATACTCCCTCGACTTGGTATTCACGTGGTTCGTGACTGGTGATAGACTTCATATAATCTCTAACACCATCAAATGAAATCATCTCATTGACTTCAAATGGAGTGCCAAAAAATTTGTTGTCTAAAAATTTGTAGTCGTAATTATAATTCTTACAGAAAGAAATAATCTTATCTAATAGTCCAACATAGATCTCGCCCGTGTGCGTAGAGAAGAGGCGAATCTTTCCATCCCAATACTTACTTCTGTATTGAGGCATAAATTTTGCTCCAGGAACTTCAAATGTGAAGTGATCTGAGAGTTCCTGGTAAACGTGAGGCTCTGCCTTTATTCGGAGATATACTTCATTCTTCTTTTCAATCTGTAATTCAACCATAACCAGCAGTAAATCTTTGCCACTCGATCGCGTTCTTAATCTGGTACGTCCGATTGGAGACCTGTTTTAGAATGCTCTCAATATAATTTAGCATCGTTTCATAGTAGTCAATTTTGAGATTGACTTGACTAAGTTTTTCGTCTGCATCAAGATACTTTTGCATAGCATCTTTGTCCCTTACCTTTTTAGGAAAGGGATTCTCTAGATACACATCTGGATCAGCTTTGCCAGAATAGTATTCATATCTTTCATGACGAATGTTTTTACGTTGCTGCTCTGCTTTTTTTCTCAGCAGCAAAATATTATTGAAGAGTTCGTGATACTTCGCATGAAGTGCCGGAATCTTCAGCGATTCGTCATGTAAGTTATCTTTATCAATCTGTGAGTCTTTTTCCCACATACTTTGTATAGTTTCAAGGTTCATAGGCGATTGCCCTGAAGATCAGTTAGTTCGTATATAGTATACTTGAAAGTTACCTCTGCTGTAAAGTAGTCGATGTCTCCTGGGGTAGCATCAAACTGCAGAGTTGTTAAATCAGTGGGCCATAGATCACTGAACTTGACCATGAACTGAGGATTATTAGTTGAGTTCATAACAAGCAAAGATCCATCGCTTGTTAAGTTATCAGGATTTCTTCTGTCTTCATCAGGGAACCCAGCACGACCTGCACTCAGATCATAGACTTCTCCTAGGTTGTCTGGGAACGCAATACCACGCATCCAGTTTTGGATCTGCATGTAGTTCTCAAGGTTCTCATCAACCAAAAACCTCAGAGTAAAATCTTGAAATTCCATCTTATCACCAA